TGAGGTCCATAAAGATATTGATAACTCTTTTACTCATCAGCAAAAAATTCATAATGAGTGGGCTAAAGATAAAAAAATTACCCCAGCAAATCTTTATAAAGAATCTGATCTTGAGTTTAAGAAGTTCAAATCTTCTGCTCAAAAGGAAGTCAATTATCTTGTAAAAGAGTTTGAGTGTCGCAAAGCAGCAGACCAGTATGCCCGCGCATCAACTGCTCGCACTGGTGTTCTTGATACTGCTCGTCTTCATACCTACAAATATAATGAAGACCTTTTCAAGAAGGTTTCTGTAGTTCCTGATGGTAAGAATCATGGTCTTGTATTTGTGCTTGATTGGAGTGGTTCTATGTCTGATGTGATGTTAGATACTTGTAAGCAACTCTTCAATCTCGTATGGTTCTGTAAAAAAGTTTCTATTCCTTTTGAGGTTTATGCTTTTACAAATGAATGGCGTCGTGGTGAGTATGATTATGAGAATGATCGTTATCTATCTGCAGATCGTACTCCTCACTACCAGAAAAAGGAAAGTCTGCTGGTTGTAGATGAAACTTTCTCTATGATGAATATTCTTACTAGTAAAGTAAATGGTAAAGAACTTGAGCATCAACTTCTCAATATCTGGCGTCTTGCTTATTGCTTTGGTAGGACTTATCAATCTCCATATACTTATCCGATTCGTTTGAATCTTTCTGGAACTCCTTTGAATGAAGCTTTGATTTCTCTACATCAGATTCTTCCCAAGTTTCAGAAAGAAAACAAACTTCAGAAAGTTCAGTGTATTGTTTTGACTGATGGTGAGGCAAATCAACTTGTCTATCACAAAGAGGTTCATCGCCATTACCAAAAAGAACCTGTTCTTGGAACTGGATATGTTCATCCACATAATACTCTTCTCCGTGATCGCAAACTTGGGACAACTTATAAAGTTGATGATGGTTATCATGGATTTACGGATACTCTTCTTAAGAACCTGAAAGACAAATTTTCTTCTATGAACTTTATTGGTATTCGTGTTCTTGAGAGTAGGAATGCTCAGCGGTTTATTGGACTTTATCATTCTCAACTTGATAAGCAATACGAAAAAATTCAAAGTGACTGGAAGAAACTACGTAGTTTTACTATCACTAATTCTGGGTATGATGCTTACTTTGGAATTTCTGCAACTGCCCTTGCCCAGGATTCTGAATTTGAGGTTGCGGAATGTGCTACAAAGTCTCAAATCAAATTGGCTTTTGTGAAATCTCTGAAAACCAAAAAACTAAATAAAAAAGTTCTTGGTGAATTTATTTCTTTGGTAGCATGAAACAAAAATTTCCCCTAGATCATGTAGTGAAATATGATACTAAAGAAGTGTGGGTTAAATGCTCTAGTAGTATAACTGCTATGGGTATTCCCACATTAGTTGAAAAGTATTACCCAGGATATACTGGAAGAATTGCTACAACTGAACATCTAGACCAACTGCGGAACCAGTTGGCGAACTGACCACTGGTGATGCTAAGGACCCCTTTTTTGCCCTATAATAGCAGAGTTGAAACAAAACAAACCAATGTCTCTTTCCTCTGATTATATCCGCACTTCCCTCCAAGCACTTTATGGTAACAATATTACCAGCGCAGATGTCCGTGCTTGGTGTAGTATGAATGATGCAAACTATCAGACGGTAGCTAAGAAAATTGATGATTTTAAAATTGGTCGTGGTAAATGGAATCTTGAAGTGACTCAACAAAAAGTGGAAGAAATTGAACGTACTTTTCAAGCACCTGCAGTAGTTCCTCCAGTAGAGCAAAATCTCATTCCTGATAAAGATGATACCTTCGTCAAGTTTGGTAATTTTAACGACGTTAAAAAAATTATTCAGTCCCGTCTTTTTTATCCAACGTTCATTACGGGTCTTTCGGGTAACGGTAAAACGTTCTCGGTGGAGCAAGCATGTGCCCAACTTAAGCGTGAAATGATTCGCGTCAACATCACGATTGAGACTGATGAAGATGACCTTATCGGTGGTTTCCGTCTTGTGAATGGTGAGACTGTTTGGCACAATGGTCCTGTGATTGAAGCATTGGAGCGTGGTGCAATCCTCCTTCTGGATGAGATTGACCTTGCATCTAACAAAATCCTCTGCCTGCAATCTGTGCTTGAAGGTAAAGGTGTCTTCCTCAAGAAAATCGGTAAGTTTGTGAAACCAGCAGCTGGTTTTAACGTCATCGCTACCGCCAATACCAAGGGTAAGGGTTCTGATGATGGCCGCTTCATCGGCACCAACGTTCTCAATGAAGCGTTTCTGGAACGCTTCCCTGTGACCTTCGAGCAGTCCTATCCTGCCCCTGCAACCGAGCAGAAGATCCTTGAGGGCATCGCTCTGGACCTTGGCGTGGAAGACCGCGACTTCTGCAAGCGCCTGGTGGATTGGGCTGATATCATCCGCAAGACCTTTTATGATGGTGGTATTGAAGAAATCATCAGCACCCGCCGTCTGGTTCACATCATCCGTGCTTACAGCATCTTTGGTAACAAGGCAAAAGCAATTGATGTTTGTACCGCTCGTTTTGATGATGAGACCAAACAAGCTTTTCTTGAACTGTACGATAAGGTGGATGCTGATTTCCAAATGCCGTCGCAAACTGAACGGATGGAACAATATATTGACGATAGGCAATCAAACTGATAGAATATGAGGAGGTCAATGTGCCTCCTCTTTTTGTCCTTTACTATGAAACACAATGCCTGAAAATTTTGAGAGCACTTATGAAAGTTCAATTTCAAATTCTGGAGATAAAAATTATTGGTATGAAGACGGTATTAGTTTGACTGGTAATCCTTTTTCTGCCGCTCCTGATACGATCACATTTGATTTTAAAATGCCCGAAGATACAAATAAAAACGGTTTCTGGAAATATGAAGAAGATAAAACTCTGAAAGAGATTGAGCAATATCTTTCTAGCACTTATCACCAACATTACACTTCTCAAGAATCTAAAACTCAAACTCTGGATTTGATTGAGAGTATTGGTGATGCTGAACCCTTTACTCGTTCAAATGCAATCAAATACCTGTCTCGCTTTGGTAAGAAGAATGGTAAATCTAAGATGGACATTCTGAAAGCAATCCATTATTGTATTCTTCTGTACCACTTTGCTGGTCTTCACAAAAACACTACTTCCGATTTTCCTTATTGATTATGAAACTTTCTGATAAAACACTTTCTATATTGAAGAATTTTTCTTCGATCAATCAATCCCTCTTGTTTAAAGAAGGTAATAAAATCCGTACAATTTCTGTTATGAAAAATATTCTAGCAGAAGCAACTGTTTCCGAAGATTTTCCTAAAGATTTTGGAATTTATGATCTAAATCAATTCCTCAATGGTCTTGGTTTGCATCATCACCCAGAACTAGACTTTGATAATGATGGGTATGCAGTCATTCGAGAAGGTAAGATGCGATCCAAATATTTCTTTGCAGATCCTGGGGTAATTATTAGCCCACCAGATAAGGATATTGTCCTCCCTTCGGAAGATGTCTGCTTTGAACTGAGTACGGATCAACTTGATAAACTTCTAAAAGCAGCATCCATTTACCAACTTCCAGATATTTCAGCAGTTGGTGAAGCTGGAGTTGTAAAACTTGTTGTTCGTGATAAGAAGAATGATACCTCTAATGATTTTTCTATCTTAGTTGGTGAAACAAACTCAGAGTTTGTATTCAATTTTAAAGTAGAAAACATGAAGATTCTTCCTGGAACTTATGAAGTAGTTGTTTCCAAAAAACTTCTTTCTAGGTTTGCTAGTAAAGATAGGGATCTTGTTTACCATATTGCTTTGGAACCAGACTCTACTTTCAAATGAAGTATAATGTAAAGTATAAACTTCCAGGTGATAATCGTTATCTGGAATTGATTGTTGAAGCAGATAGTCAGTCTCAAGCTAAAAAAATTGCTCAGGCACAAGTACCTTCTGCTATTATTGTTGGTGGACCTCAACCTATTTAATTATGACTAGTGAATTTCTTTTTGTGGAAAAGTATCGTCCTCAAGTAATTGAGGATTGTATTCTCCCTGATGATACTAAAAAAACATTTAAGGAGTTTGTAGAGAAAGGCGAGATCCCTAATCTTCTTCTTGCAGGTCCTCCTGGTATTGGTAAAACTACCATTGCAAAGGCACTGTGTAACGAACTGGGAGCAGACTATTATGTTATCAACGGATCCGACGAAGGACGTTTCCTGGATACTGTACGGAACCAAGCGAAGAACTTTGCTTCGACCGTCTCACTTACGGGATCTTCTAAACACAAAGTCATCATCATCGATGAGGCTGATAACACAGGCAACGACGTTCAACTCCTACTACGGGCAAATATTGAGGCATTTTATAACAACTGCCGATTCATTTTTACCTGCAACTACAAGAACAAAATCATTGAACCTCTTCACTCCCGATGTGCAGTCATCGACTTCACGATCAAAGGAAAGCAGCGAGTACAACTTGCTGGGAATTTCTTTCAGAGGTTGCGATTTATCCTCGATCAGGAAAAGATTGAGTATGATGAAAAAGTCGTTGCGGAACTCGTATCCAAGCACTTTCCCGATTTTCGACGTGTTCTAAACGAGATCCAGAGGTATTCTACTGGTGGTAAGATTGACTCTGGTATTCTTGCTTCGTTCTCTGATGTATCTGTAAATGAACTTATCAAAAACCTCAAAGATAAAAACTTTACTGAAGTCCGAAAGTGGGTGGTCAGCAACTTGGACAACGATGCTTCTCACCTTCTCCGTAGGGTTTATGACGCCACTTTTGATCACCTTCTTCCCCAATCTATCCCTGCTGCCGTTCTTGTTATTGCTAAGTATCAATACCAATGTGCGTTCGTGGCTGACCAGGAAATTAATCTCCTAGCGGCACTGACTGAAATTATGGTCGACTGAAATTATGGTCGAATGTGAATTTAAATAGAGGAAAAGAAAAATGAATGTAAAACTAATTCGTATGTGGTCTGGTGAAGACGTTATCGCTGATCAAGTTGGAGATCTAACGGATACTATTGTTATCCGCAATCCAATCGTCGCTATTCCTGCAGGAAATGGTCAGATGGGGTTTGCCCCATGGTCTCCTCTTCTAAAAGATAAAAATATTGATCTGGAAGTTTCTAAGAAATATGTTGTTTATATTTCTGAAGCACAAGATCAAATCGTAGATAGTTATAAGGATATGTTTTCTGTTATCAAATCGCCAAGTAAAAAACTGATTGTTTGATTATGAAAAACTTTGAACATCAAGTAAAATCAAAGTGGTATTATATTTTTTGGGGAATTATGGCTGTAGCAGTTTGTAGTGGTCAGTGGTATGTTGGTTCTGGTTATCGAGAAATGGCTGCCGCAACTAAATCTACTGAGATTTCTGTATCTTGCATAATTCCGTATGAAACAACTAGAAATAAAACGGGAGAGTTTGAATGAAAGCACTTAAAACACCTCTTAGATATCCTGGTGGTAAGTCTCGTGCTTGCACTAAGATGGATCCATATTTTCCAGATCTTCGTAATTATGATGAATTTCGAGAACCATTTCTTGGTGGAGGAAGTGTTGCGATTTATGTCACCAAGAAATATCCCAGCCTAGATATTTGGGTGAATGATTTATATGAACCTCTTGTAAACTTCTGGCAGCAACTCCAGATGTTTGGGTCTGATCTTAAAGATAGATTGGTGGATCTAAAGTTAGAAAACAATACTCCAGATAAGGCAAGAGTACTGTTCTATCACTCAAAGGTGTTCATCAATGAACCACTTCTGTCGAATCTCGATCGCGCTGTGGCTTTTTACGTTGTTAATAAGTGCTCTTTCAGTGGTCTCACAGAGGGCTCATCATTTTCAGAACAGGCATCGAATTCCAACTTCTCTATGCGAGGAATCGAAAAACTGCCTGAGTATTCTAAGATAATTGAAAAATGGCGTATAACTAACTATTCCTATGATTATCTGATGGATGGAAATAAAGGTGCTTTTATGTATCTCGATCCACCTTATGATATTAAGGATAATCTCTATGGGAATAAGGGATCAATGCATAAAGGATTTGATCACGATAAGTTTGCTGCTGATTGCGACACTAACAATATGGATCAATTGATTAGTTATAATTCTGATCAACTTGTGAAAGATCGATTTAAGGACTGGAAGACTGGAGAGTTTGATCTGACTTATACGATGAGATCTGTTGGTGAATATATGCGTGAACAAAAACAACGTAAAGAATTGCTGCTATTTAATTATGGAATTGAAGGATTGGTTAAACTCGATTAATTTTACAAAGGAAGACTTATCCTCTGAAATTAAAGAATATCCACCATATATTATTAATAAGTGTTTATCTGGTCATATTGATTGTGTTCTTTTTGCGAATGAAATGAATATGAATCATCATCTTAACAAAGATATGCAATATTCATTTTACCTAAATAGTCTGAGGAAAAAGAAGAGATTTTCTCCTTGGATCCGAAAAGATAAAATCAAAGATTTAGAATGCGTTAAAAAATATTATGGATATAGTAATGAAAAGGCAGCGCAAGCTTTGAGAATTCTAAATAAAGAACAACTAGATTTTATTAAACAACGACTTGAAACTGGTGGAACGAAATGACTAACCAAACAATTGAACCTCAAGTAACTTGGTCTCCCGATATGATGGTAGAGGTTATTCTGAATGAACCTGATGATTTTCTTAAGGTTCGTGAGACTTTGACTCGTATCGGAGTTGCATCGAGAAAGGAGAAAAAACTCTATCAGAGTTGTCATATTTTGCATAAACAGGGTAAGTACTATATTACCCACTTTAAGGAGCTTTTCGCCCTTGATGGTAAACATGCAAACCTTACTGTGAATGACGTACAACGTAGAAACAGAATCGCAAGACTTTTATCGGATTGGGGTCTAATTACTATCGTTAATGAAAGTTTTATTTCCGATATTGCACCTCTTAATCAAATTAAAGTTTTATCTTATAAGGATAAAAACGATTGGATTCTTGAGACAAAGTATAGTATTGGAACTAAGAAAAAAGTAAAAGAAGACTGATAAATAAGTATGAGACCTTTCGTGCGGTCTCTACAAAAGTCGGAACACCCTAAAAAGAGGTTGGGTTTTTACCCCTCCTCTTTTTTTCGTTTCTTGTATAATTAGTAATGG